CCACGAACATAAAATAATTCCTGTTTTTACTTCTATTTTCTCAACCTTTTTACCTGTAGATGATGTATTTTTATGTTTATATTCATCAATTTTTAAAGATATTCCGTAATATCCTTCATTTGAACCTTTATCAGTCCAAACAGTTGCCTTTACAACATAATCAGATGAATTTAAGTAATCTTTAATATGCTTAATATCATTAGGATCTATATCTTTATTTATGCTTTGTTTCCAACGTTGATATTCGGAAAGTAAAGTAGAATTTAAAATCTTTCCACTTGGTGAAAAATTACATACTTGGAATATAAATGTTTCTACATCATTATTAACTAATCGCTTTTTGTATTCAATTGGCTTGAGTTTTACACCTTTATAACCATTCACAACTTGATTTTTATTTTGTGTCGGAAGTCTAGCTGATTTAAACCTTACATCTAAATAATATTTAAAAGAATGAAATATCTCTTTTGTGGGTTTTATTTTATTCCAAATTCTATATGCACCTTCTAAATTAACAGTTGGTTCTTCTACATCTGATCTAACTATACACATTGTTTCAATAAATTCATTAAATCTAGTTGTTTGTTCATCTTCATTCAATAAAGGATTTTGATATATTACTGTATTTTCTGTTTCAATGAGTTCTAATTCTTGTTTTTGTTTAGTTAGTTTTTCTGTTAGTTCGTTTATTTCTACATTCTGTTTTATAATTAATTTATTTTGTTCAGATATTTGTAATTTTAATTCTTCATTTTCTTTTAACAAGTTTTCATTTTGGTTCAATAATTTATTAAAATTATCTATGCTATACATCTTTTCTTGAATAATTTCTTTGATGTATTTTGTTAGTTTATCAATTGTAAAAGAATGATCATCATATGCAATAATCTCAGTTTTATTTTTGTCATTAATCTGAATAGTTCTGATTTGTTTTTTTATTTTTGGATGATTTTTAATACAATTTTCTATTTCAACTTTGTTTTGCACTTTAAATGCATCAATTAAAATAAAATTTTGATAGTTTTTTCTATGATCAAGAACTCTATTATATAGATTGTTTGTATGTCCAAATTTTATTAACATTTCATTTGATTCGTTTGTGTTGTCAATTTTACCGAAATATACACATTCATTGTTTACTGGAAATTGATTGATCAATGTTTGTTCAACGGCCTTTTGTTTTTCATATAATTTATCTGTTTCAATTAATAATAATTTTTGTTTTAATTCTTTTGCCTCTTCCTCCAAAATTTCATGTAATATATTTTCCATTTTTATAAAATATTTATGTAGATCTTTTGCTTTTTGTGTTTCAGCTAAAAGACAAAATAATTTAAAACTCTGTATATTTAGTAATATTATTTTTTTATTATGTCCTCCCCATTTTTCATTACTAGAACTCGCTTCTCCTAACTGAGGAGCAAGAATTTTATAATCAATATTATTTTTAAAATGTTTTTCTAAAATCCTTTCTGAATTATATTTTTTGTTAAAACCTAACCATTTCCATACATTGTCCAAATCAATAACAAAATCATTTGTTGGATGACAATTTAAATAACAATAAAAACTAGCTAAAAATAATTGTTGTTCCATATTAGTAAAATTTTCTTTAATTTTACTTAATAATTTAACATTATAATCACTAGATAGTTTAGTTATAGGATTTGATTCAATTAAGTTGACAATATCAAGTTTATCCATCTTATAATAATATTTATTTCTTTGTCTTTAAGTAGTTATTCTTGTTTTTATTTTTTGAAAGCAAGAATAGAAAGCAAGTTTACCATTTGCTCTTTTTAACCGCTATTTTAGGTCCCTGACCACGTTTCTTCACATTACTTGGATCATATTGTTCTCCATCTTCGTCATCATCATTTATTTGCTTAGACAAATCCCAGAATTCTTTTGATCCAAGACGGAAATCATTGTGACCATCTGCCTTATACCAAAATACTTGATCTTGTAATTTATTTGATTTTGCGTTATTATTTATTACCAAACACTCAAAATTCTCAGTGCACTGATCCATGACCTGACAAAATGACTCCAATGTCGGAAACATACCAGC